TTGATTAAATTTAGGTCATTCCGCTAAAGTTAGGAGTCCTACAGGACTTCATGTCATAAAGAAAGTAGGGTAGAATTTTGCTGCCATTTTTGAAACAAAAGCAAGCCAAAGACGCCGGTGTTATAACCCAGTTAAGATCTCCCGATGAAGGACCGGAACAAGACGCGTCGTCCGGCCTTGAAATGGCTATGCAAGATTTCTCTAGAGCCTCCGATGCTAAAGATTTTAAAGGAATGGCTGCAGCTTTTAAAGCTGCATTTGACATCCTTGAATCAGAACCCCATGATGAAATTTCACACGAAGAATAAAGGATAAAATACCATGCCCCTAATCAAACGCACTTCTAAAAAAGCCCTGAGTAAGAACATTGAAACAGAAATGCATGCCGGAAAACCACAAAAGCAGGCTCTAGCTATCGCTTTCAATACTCAACGTCAGGCTCGAAAGAAAATGGCCTTTGGCGGTGAATTCATGGGTAAAAAAGACTCACAACCATCCCAACCATCCCCCCAACCATCCCCCGGACCGTCCGACGACAAGTCTAATACAGAAACTGCAATGGATTCTATTAGGAAAGCATTTGGACCTAAAAAAGCCAAAGGCGATATGATGTATGCGGAAGGCGGAGAAATACGAGCTGGCTCAAGACGCCCTAGTGCGGACGATGAAGACGAACGTGAAATGGCTATGATGGAAGGTGCTTCATCTGAACACGGACCAGAACTAGATGCTCGGGATGAATCCATGTCTGGTATCGACGGCGCTCGAGACGAACGCGAAATGGATATGATGGCAAGTGGTGGAGAAATCAACTTTAAAGATGAACACATGACCAATATCGATGATGCAGCAGATGAACGAGATGAGCATATGCTCGAATCTGCTCCTACTAGCCATGCTCCAGAAAAACGCGCTGGAACTAAAATGGTCACTGAAGATTCTAGAGATGATATGGAACTCTCTATGATGCATCTTGCTAAAGGCGGTATTGCTGATCGAATCCGAGCAAAACAAAAGATGATGGCCGAAGGCGGGGAAGTTGATCTTCAAGATAATAGCGATGAACATTTAAATGAAGAAGATCAATTAAGTTATAAAGCTGCACGTAAAAAGACTTATTATGATGATAGTCAAATTTCTCGTCAACCTATGGATTCAAATGAACATGGTGACGAACTTTCTGATGAGGACTCACACGATATGGTCTCCTCTATCCGAAAGAAGATGAAGTATAAACAACGAAGTTAATTGAGGGGATTATGAACCCTAAAGAACTCAAAAAGCTTGCCGATGCCTGCCGAAAAGCTGGTATTAAGCACTTTAAGAACGCCGAGTATGAGTTTACATTAGCTGATGATGCCCCAGTTTCAAACTATAAGAAACGAAATGCACCGCAGTTAACTGGACCAGTAGTAGATCCTGGTCTCTCCACTCAACAACTGACAGAAGAAGAAATGCTTTTTTGGTCTGTTGGCGGAGCTGCTGAAAGTACGGAACAATAACAATGAAGGTTTCAAAAGTTACTCCTAAGAATACCGTTACGTTTAGTACGAAAGACCCCAATTCACAGCTTAAGGGCGTTTTTAAATGGTGGACGGCGAAAAATGATAGAGAACTGACTAACCAAGTTCTTTCTACCGCGGCTTATCTTAAAGAGAGTCAACAGTATCTTCAACGACAAACAGCTATTTATGCTAGGCTCTATGGAAATATGAGCTTATTCAGTTTTATTGGTTCAAATACCACTAAGATGGATCAACAGACGGGTTTACCAGCTGATAGGCCTACTTTTAATTTAGTTCAATCCTGTATTGATACATTAGTTTCCAGACTCAGTCAAAACCGACCGGCTCCTGTATTTTTGACAGATGCCGGTGATTATAAAGAACGTAGATTAGCTAAACAATTAAATAATTTTATCTTAGGTGAATTCTATCAAACTAAAGCTTACGATAAAGCTGCCATTGCTTTACGAGACGCATGTGTTACCGGAACCGGTATTCTTAAAGTTTATGAAACTGCAGATAATAAAGTAGCCCTCGACAGAGTTTTACGTACCGAATTACTAATAGATTCCAATGACGGCATCTATGGTGAACCTAGACAAATCTTTCAAATGAAATTAGTTGATAGAGATGTATTAAAGGACATCACCGGGTCTAAACAGATAGTTGAGGATGCCGCAACCGCATATCCTGATAACTCCGCAGAATCATCAAAAACAGTTACCGATCAAGTAATGATTGTTGAATCTTGGCATTTACCTAGCAGCCCAGGCGCTAAAGATGGACGTCATGTTATAGCTTGTAGTTCTGGCATACTTCTTGATGAAAAGTACACAAAGGATAAATTCCCATTCGTATTTATACAATACTCCCCACGTTTACTAGGTTTCTGGGGGCAAGGTTTATCTGAGCAATTAATGGGAACACAGATAGAAATCAATTCCTTATTATTCACTATCTCTAGAGCAATTAAGTTAGTTGGTGTCCCTAGAGTATTCGTCGAAGCAGGCTCTAAAGTTTCTAAAGCAGCTTTTAATAACGACGTCGGCGCTATCATTGAATACCGAGGTATTAAACCTTCGTATGAAGTAGCACCCGCCGTACCACAGGAGTTATATGCACAATTGCAACGACTCATCGACTACGGATACCAGCAATCTGGCGTGTCTGCAATGCAGGCGTCAAGCCAAAAGCCAGCAGGTCTTAACTCCGGGGAAGCCATCCGATCTTACGATGATATCTCGACAGACCGAATGGCTGCGCTCTCAAAACGATACGATAACATCTTTGTCGAACTTGCTTACGCGATTACTGACCTTGCTAAAGACATTGCAGAACGAACCGGCAGTTATCAAACAGTTTACCCCAACAAAGACGGAACCAAAGAAATAGAACTACCAAAGGTTAAGATGTTAGAAGACCCATTTGTTATTCAAGTCTTTAATCAATCTAGTTTACCGAAAGATCCTTCTGGCAGAATGCAAAAGATAACGGAAATGATCCAAGCTGGTATGATTACTATTAAAGAAGGCCGTAGACTTTTGGATTATCCAGACTTAGATCAAGTAGAAAAGCTTGCCAATGCATCAGAAGAGCGCATTTATCAGATTTTAGACAAGATCGTTGAAGACGGTGATTATACACCGCCTGATCCTTTCATGGATTTACAACTTGCAACTGAGTTAGTTGTACAATATTACAACCTATATAGTTCTGCACGCTTAGAAGAAGACAAATGTCAGATGTTAAGAGATTTCTTCTCTCAAGTTCAAACGATGACACAAGCTGGCCAACCTGCTCCACAGCCACCCACCGGCGCACCAGCGGCATCACCTCAGACCCTACCTCAGTCACCCCTAGTACCAAATGGTAACCCCGGCGGCGCACAATAAGTTTTAGAGCTAGCACAGCTCTTTAATTAAGAAGCAACAACAAAACCGATGTCACAAAAGTAATATGTTTTTGTGACATATAAAGCAATGAAATTGTAATCAATTTGATTACTTAGGAGATACCATGAAAGTCGAAACGATCGCAGCCCCTTCTATTACCCAACCAACTGGCGCAAAGTCCGTAGCTCAGGTAAGTGCTCGAGATAGAGCTATACAGATGCTAACAGCGCAACAGTCACAGCAGGCTCCAGTTCAAAACCCAACAAACGTAGCACCGGAAGAAATGTCCGCTATTGTGCCTAAACAACAAGATTCCGGTCAATCCGCTAAAGATGAGAGCCAAGTTCCTGTTGCTAACGAAGCACCAAAAGCACCAGAAGAACCTATTAGTTCTCAATACGCCGTTTTAGCGCGTAAAGATAAGGCCTTACGTCTTAGGGATCAACAGCTAAAGCAGAGAGAAACTGCTTTGCGTGCCCAAGAAGAGGCTTTAAAAGCTAAACCTCTCGCCCCCTCTATTGATGAATCCAAATACATATCAAGAGATAATCTTCTAAAGGATCCAATTAGAACTCTTTTAGACATGGGCTTAACCTATGATCAATTGACGGAAGCCGCCGTAAACGGTCCAAGTCAAGAAAATATGTCTCTTCAGAATGAATTAAGAGCAATGAGAGAAGAACTTAAAGCTCTAAAGGGTGAGACTGAGAATACTAAGAAAAGCTTTGAAGAGAATCAGAACTTACAACGACAACAGGCAGAAAAACAGATTAAGTCTGATGTCTCCCGATTAGTTCAATTAGATCCTAGCTTCGAGATGATTAAAGCAACCGGAAGCGTTGGAGATGTAGTTGAATTGATTACGAAAACCTTTGATGAGGACGGAATTCTTTTGACCGTTGAAGACGCCGCCGCTCAAGTTGAAGAGTATCTTGCTGAGGAAGCTATTAAACTTGCAAGACTTAACAAAATTCAACAGAAATTGCAACCTAAAGTTGCTCCACAGAAGCCAACGAGTCAACCTCAGCAGCAACAAGTTAAAACTTTAACGTCTAATATGACTAATTCGAGACCTTTAAGTGCTAGGGATCGAGCTATATTAGCCGCTGAAGGAAAATTAAACAAATAATCGATAGCTTAAACATTACCCTAACATGGTGTTATGGTAGGTTATAGACTATCAAATATTGACAAAGGATCATGACGTTCTAACCAACGTTATAACCAAAGTCTAAAGGATGACACATGAGTGCCGTATACGCAAACAGCGCTAACCAAATCGCAGCTCTTAAAGAACTGTACACCGATTCTTCAGAATACATGAAGGATCTAGTTTATAAGGAAAACCCTTTCTTGGCTCTTGTGCCCAAGAATGAAAGCCCAGATGGCTTTGCTGGTAAATATATTCCAGTACCAATCGAATTCGGCGTACCAGCAGGACGATCACACTCGTTCTCTAACGCTCAAAACCAACAGACAGCAGCTCAATTGGCTTCTTTCTTCGTGTATGTGATTTCAGACTATCAATTAGTCACAATCACAAACCTATTGATGGAACAGACCAAATCAAATGCTGGAGCCTTCGTCGATGCAGCTAAACTGCAAATGGACGGTGGATTCAGAATGATCACCAACAACATCGCTTTCGAATTGTTCGGTGACGGGTCTGCTACACGTGGTTTCATTGGATCTACAGTATCGACCTCTGCTCCTACGTACGTTATTACTCTTTCGAATGCTCAACAGATCGTTCAGTTCGAAGTTGGAATGACCTTAGTGAACTTTGCAATCAGTGCAGGAATTATCTCCAGCATCAGCAGCAGCACTGCTTCAATCACCGCAGTGGACAGAACAAACGGAATTATCACCGTTCTTGCTTCTGCTACTGATTCTTCATGGGCTTCTGCAGGAAACGGACTCGGAGTATACGGGGACATCGTTGCAGGACCAGTCAGCACCGGAACGAACCTTGCATTATCAGGATTGGCCGCATGGCTTCCTACTTCTGCTCCTAGCAGCTCTGATAGCTTCTGGGGTGTGAACCGATCTGCAGACGTAACCCGTCTAGCTGGTATTCGATACAATGCTCAATCATTGACCATCGAAGAAGGTATCACCAATGCTCTTGCAGTGTTAAACCGAGAAGGTGGAAAACCCGACCTTTGTATCCTGGACTTCGCTTCTTTCGCTGCTCTTGTGAACAGCTTAGGGGCTAAAGTTCAATACGTTCAAGTAAAACATGACGAAGTTGAAGTAGCTTTCGAAGGGATCACTTTCCAATCTGCTTACGGACGAGTCACGATTCTTGCTGATCGTTCATGTCCTCCTCAGACCGCATACTTACTCACCATGTCTACATTCAAACTCCGCTCTTTAGGCAAAGTACCACATATTTTGACCTACGGAATGGAAGGGTTGGAAGGACTCAGGGTTGGAAATGCTGACGCTCTCGAGATACGTATTGGATACTACGGAAACCTCATCTGCAGTGCTCCGGGCTGGAACGCCGTTGTTCAGTTATCTGCATAATATCCAGACTTTGATTTAACAACATAAAATTATAGTAATTTTAGGGGCTAGGAATGAAAATTTCTAGCCCTTTTTATTGTATTGCATTTCAGGGTAGTTCTGGATAACCACCCTATGTATATCAAAGCTATCGAGTACTTAAAGAAATCAAACAAGTAACTAGCAATCAACTAAAAGAATCCACAACTTAACTACAATCTTGTAAAGACTTGTAAACACCACCCAAAACACCACCCAATTATACCCGATTTGCATCCATTTTACTCAGTTTGTTACCGGTATAGTAACAAAACCCCAAACAAACAGACAATTGACAATAATGGATAATCTTGGTATTTTATAACTATGGAGGACGGTATGAAATCATACATTATAGCAAGTGGTATAAGCAAAGGCGACGAATCTAGACCAGATTGGGAATGGCAAACTATTGATTTATTAGGTTTTATTGCTGAAAAACTTAAAGAAGATAGATTAACAGTTAAAAAAGAAGCGCGGTATAGACTTAAGTTTCATCAAATTGCACAAGTAGAATTGAAGCATCAGAAAAAGGCAGCGTAATATGATCTTAAATGCCGATGATTATCGAGTTAACGCAAAACCAATAGAAATATTACTACGTGATAAAACTGAACAAGAGCGTTATGAGGCTATAGGACCAATTGCCGTAGCATATGGTGTACCAATTATTATTGTATGTTGTTATGTCGGCGAGTTATATGGCTTTAGTCCCCGTCTACTTGACTTTATAGATCGTCTAAAGGTATTCTATACGGTGACAGATATAAAAGGAGTTACATATGTATAAATTACTAATAGTATTATTACTCATTGCAGGTTGCGGTCCTCAATACATAATTGAAAAGGGTCCGCAAGGCGACCCAGGAGCCCCCGGTGCAACAGGAGCCACCGGTGCAACAGGAGCCACCGGAGCGACGGGTGCCCAAGGACCTCAAGGAATACCCGGTTTAAACGCCGCACCGACCACAGCAGTGCAATTCTGCCCCGGTTATACCCCCACCTATCCAACAACCTTCCCTGAGTCAGGATTGTGTGTTGGAGGCAATATATACGCTGTTTATTGGGATGGTACTAATGCATGGTTATCACTGATACCTCCGGGACACTATGCGTCAACTTCGACAACAGCTCCGTGTAACTTTACCGTAGTCGCCGGTTGCGTTATAAATAATTAGCTGACAGTAAATGAGGACTTTGGTGTTCTTTAATCAAGCGGACAAAGAATATGAAAAAATATAAGTTGAGACTAGATTTAAAACGGGAATTAGGATTAGTTACATTGTTTAGGATAGAAAGGTTATCTAACGGTGAATTGGGCGGATACATTGAAAGCGAGAAAAACCTAAGTCAGGTTGGCCACGCATGGGTATCCGGTAACGCATGGGTATCCGGTAACGCATGGGTATCCGGTAACGCATGGGTATCCGGTAACGCATGGGTATCCGGTAACGCATTGATATCCGGTAACGTACGGGTATTCGGTAACGCATTGATATCCGGTAACGCATGGGTATTCGGTAACGCATTGATATCCGGTAACGCACGGGTATTCGGCGATGCACAAGTATCCGGTAACGCACGGGTATTAGGCGATGCACAAGTATCCGGTAACGCACGGGTATTCGGTAACGCATTGATATCCGGTAACGCATGGGTATTCGGTAACGCATTGACATCCGGTAACGCACGAATCGAAAACATCAAAGAAATACTCAATATCACAATCGCTTTTAAATTCTCAATAACCATAACTCCAGACAATATCGTTATAGGTGACCACTTAAAGAAACGTTCGGAATGGTTGAAGGTAACTAAAGAAGAGGCAGAAGAGCTGGGTTTGACAGGTGAATTATATGAGATTTATAGATCGGCTATCAAATGGGGAATGAAGATGGTGCCAAAGAGAAAGCGGATTCAGAAATAAATAATTAGTTGACAGTAAATGAGGACTTTGGTATTCTTTAATCAAGAGGACAAAGAATATGAGCGTACTAACACTAATAATCGTAGCATACATAATATACTTAATGGTCAAATCAGATCGTAAGAAGGCAGCAGTTGTAAGAGAACAAGCTAATGTTATCGTTGTAGAAGATTTAATTGCTAGTCGCCAAGCCTCAAGAGAACTAAAAGAGTTTTATGCTAGAGAAGCAGAATATGAAGCTTATAAGGCTTCGAAAGGAAAATAGTATGATTTGCCGTAACTGTAAAAACCCCGGAATCCGGAATGAAGTATTAGGAAAAGAATTCTATTACTGTCGTACTTGTAAGGAAGAAATAACCTTAGAACTTAAGGAAGAAGAAATGAGTCAAGAAATGCTTGATAAACTCTTCGATGACTGGCAGAAAAATCCAGCAGCTCAGTTTACAGTAGATAATAGCCAATGCTATACTAGAGATGCTAGCTATGTTGATATAACTTGGGTTGGTAAAGGACATACTACAAATTGCAATTGTAAAGACTGTGATGATACCGTCCAGGAGTTGCAATGGGCTTTAGGAAACCAGCTGAGTCTAGCGAATGAAATATCGTTTTGTACTGAGTTATGGCAATTTCTTGAAGTTCATGATAGAGAGAATTTAGCTTATATGTATTTAACTCCAGATGCAGAACAAGAGTCAGTTAGAGCACAAGAATATAATTTATTGAATCTGGCTATGGCAAATATAATAACTGAGAATTTTACTGCCAATCTTGAGCTACTGTCTGTAATTTTAGACTTAAGAATGTCTTATATAAGAGAGGAATAAATATGATGTATCATTTAGGGAACAGATTTGTACTATCTAATATCGAGTGTGTTGTGTCCTTTATAGACTCACGAGGATACGCTCACGTATCACCGGTAGAAGACGGAGATGAATACAGAGGTGATAAACTCTACAAAGGACTTGTATTCGCGGTGCTAGATCGAAAAGGGAAGGATTTGCATGGAGAAAAAGCCATAGCACTACCCAATCTAGAATGCGGTGCTGTGTGACCTCTTACGTATTGATATTAATAAGTTTGGGTCTTATTATCGTTGCTTTTATAATGTGGGATTAAGAGCATATTAAACGATTTAACTTGCTCACAAGGATATAATTTATGTTATTGGTAATCGAGTGTACGTATTGTGGCTTTAAATGGGAAAAAAACGTGTATATGAGGGGAAGTCTAGATTCAGAGTGCTGTCCTAAATGCAAGGATAGAAACTTAAAGATTAAGGATAAAGAAGATTGCACAATAGATACCTATAAAGGCTGCCCACCTTTTAAAAAAGAAGAAGAGGATGATAATATGGGAATTATTCATAATTATATTACTCTTGACAGTTTGGACCACTCTTGATACGCTTTAAGCATAGAGGTTAGGTTCGGCGGGTTCCTTCCTACCAAAAGCGAGAACCCCCAAAGTTTGGCCCGCGTACCCCACAAGTTCCTTTCCTTGTGGGGTTTTATATTTGAGGAGTTATAATGTCCTTATTTATTTTTATGGTAGTTTATTGGATTATTATAATCCTCAATGAACCTACAGACTTAGAATGAGTAAATTAATGGTTGACTATATTACGGTTTTATTAGATACTATAAGTATGAATAACGAAATTACTAAAAATAAAGCATATGTGGTAGGAAGACTTTTAACCGGCGAATACGTTGTAATCAATAGGTCAACGAAGAAAATTCAAAGTGCCTGGAAGAACCTTCAAGAAGCTAACGAAACTGCAAGTAGACTTAACAAGTTGTTTTCATAGGAGAATATATGAAAAGTAAACTAACAGATATAGCAGTAGCAGCAATAGTTTGGTCAATGGTATTAGCTACTCAGATACTTAATTGGCTAGTAAGAAGCTAATAAATGGTCAATCCGCTAAATATGTAAGCTGAGATGTCCTCAGACTACTCTAGACCAACCTTGCCGGTAGGAGGAGACTAGATAATGAAAACCGGAGTTAAATGAGTATCTTTCATGACTAACGCTCGTAAAGCTGAATTACGAAAGCAATGGGGCTTAGCCAATCCTGAAAAGAAGAAACTTTCAGATCGTAAACAGTCTCTAAAAAAGAGATATAACATCACACTAGAACAATACAATGAACTATTTATTAAACAAAATGGTTTATGTGCTGGTTGTGATCTGCATGCCTCGCAGTTACGACGAAATTTATGTGTCGATCATGACCACTTTACAGGAAAAATTAGAGGTTTATTGTGTGATGATTGTAATATTATCTTGGGGCATGCGAAAGATGATATGAAAACGCTTCATCAATTAACATCTTATTTAGAAAACTCACAATCCGATTTGGCGGGTTATAATACCAAAGTAGTGGAAGTAAAATTCCCTAAGAAAGTTGGATAGTTATATCGCTAACAGAAACTTTGCAAACTCACGTATTTATACTGGACATGTTCAACCTGTCCTTTTAGATTGTAACTTTATTGTTGATTCCACCAATGGAAATGGATTAGGAATTCGTTCTCTTAAAGGTCCGTATATTCAGAACGTATTTATGCATACTAGTGCTACTCCTGGTCTTGGAAATTCAAATCCGGCAACTCCTGGAATTGCTATCACCAATCCAAATCCAGCTCCTGGAACAATCGTAGTTCAGTTTCAAGATAGTTATAGCAGACTTTATACCGGTGGACATGCTATTGTATCTCCACTAGGGTCTAGCTTAAAAGTTGATGCTAGCGATGCCGCTTTAACCATTGGTGTGGCATATGTTATCACCGTTCTTGGTGATGCGACTGCTGCTGACTGGTTAGCTTTGGGCGTTCCTTCAGGATTAACTCCTGCTGTTGGATTAGCTTTTATTGCTAAAGCTACGGGCCACGGCGTTGCATCCATAAGCAGGGTTGCTCCTACAGCTGCTGCTGGTTCGGCAATCTTTGACATTGAAACAGTTGGCGACAGTAACCAGGCTTTAGCTCCTGCGCAACCGCTTTCGTTCCCACAAGGTTTTGGAGCTCAAATCATTCTTCAATGCCGTAATGCTAGCGGCGGAAGTGCTGCTTCTGCTATTGCTGCACCTGCTGATGGATCTGTAATTACTTTGAGTTTCTTACTAAGCAACAGTTCAGTACTTGTTCAAGGTGAATAGTTCGTATACCCGAACAACAATTGCTTAAAACGTAATGAATTCGGGACCATATAGCCATGGTATAAGGGCCGGAGGCGTGCGAGTCGCCCATACAGTTTTTAACGATCTGTCCTCCGGCAATTCCTCTCCCTTGCAAAATAGGTGATGAATCGGGGGTTTTTAGGAGACTAAATGGCTGCTCCAGCAACCCCAAATAACTTTTATGTCCAACAAGGCAATCGACAGGTATATTTGAGTTGGGATATATCAACTGGTGCTACCTCATATCTTATTCAACGAAGTACAGATGGCGTTAACTTTACGGCTTTGGCAACTTCTTTACTTAATAACTATTTAGATATAACTGTAAGTGTTGGAATTGAATACTTTTATCAAGTAGCTGCATCCAATGGAACCATTAGTCCTTATACTACACCGCAATCTATAATCCCTACACCAACTGCGGAGATGAGTTTAGGTCAATTACGACTCATGTCACAGCAGCGAGCAGATCGAGTTGGATCTAATTTTGTTACTTTACCTGAGTGGAATAGCTTCATCAATCAAGCCATGTTTGAGTTATATGATCTATTAGTAACTGCCGATGAAGAATACTTCATTGCTACACCGGCTCAATGGCCATCACAACCTAATAACAATAATCAAACTTATTTATACCCTCTACCAGACGGCGTAACTCCCTTTGTTAATGGTATTAATGGAACGCCAGGCTATATAGCTCCTGCGTATTATAAGATGAAAGGTGTAGATCTATCTCTTAATACTGCAAATAATGCTTGGGTTACAATCAATAAATTCAATTTCATGGATAGAAATAAGTTCGTTTATCCCAACACAGCTTCCACCATATACGGTGTGTTTAATCTACAATATAGAGTAATGGGCAATAATATTGAATTAATTCCAACACCATCTGCTGGCCAAAATTTACGGATTTGGTATATCCCCCGCTTGACCCAGTTGTTACAAGACACAGACTTAACTTCAACGGGTATATCGGGATGGAATCAATATATCATTATCAGAGCTGCTAAGTATGCTTTAGATAAAGAAGAATCTGATACAACGAAATTAGACCAAGAACTCGTATTCCTTAAACAACGTATCGAAGAAACCGCAGATAATCGAGATATGGGTCAACCTGATCGAGTTACGGACATACGACAAAACGGTCAATGGGGTTCGATGAATGGTGGATACGGCAACGGCGGTCCAATAGGTGGTTATTAGTATGAAGAATATCTTAGCTATAGTTTTATTAGTATATTTAACAAGTGTAGCAATGGCAACTGGTTATCTTGTCGGACATAATAATGGTTATGAAATC